GAGATATAGGGTACAACGTATGATAGCTGGGACATGTTTAAAAACCATCACTATTTAAACGAAAAGATAAACAAAGCTGCTCGTCATTATATCGCAGTTTGGGACGGTAGGGTGATAGGTTACTTAGCGACAATGGCAATGCCTAATGGTGCAATTAAAAACGCGTGGAGGGGCCATAGAGTCGTTGTATTGCCAGATTTTCAAGGGATGGGTATTGGTGTAAGGTTTATTGAAGCAGTTGCGCAGATTCATTTAGATGAGGGCCATAGATTCTTTTCTAGAAGTGCACATCCAAGAATGTATCTGTATATGGATTCGTCATCAAAATGGAGACCAACAAGTAAAAATAAAAAATTAAGAACTGACGTTACGCATGAAAAGGTTTACAAGAACCACTATGTTGATAATAAAAGAATCTGTGGGTCATTTGAATATATTGGTTTAAATGATAGACTTATATAAATCTTTTAAACGTTGTATTTTCCCCAACCAATTTTTTTTATATTCGTTATCTACTACAAACCTTTGTATTCTTGGTTCGATATAAATTAAAAACTCTCTTATTTTACTTAAAACAGCTGATAACATTTTTGGGTTCCTAATAATAGCATTTACGTCTTTTATTGTATCAAAATAATTAAGTCCGTTAATAATTGGTGCCCTTAGGTTTTTCATCATTAAATTTAACTCTTTAGTTGATTCTTCGTCTTTACCCATTTTTGTAACTTGACTTAGGTTATTTGAAATTAAATAACCAAAATCCAATAATAGCGTTGACGCATTATTAACTTTTAAATTTTCGTGAAGTAATCGTTTAATTAATGGCTTTATAGATTCATTTGCCCAATCACTATTTCCATCTTTTTCCATTTTGCTCAAACGAGTATAATAGTCTGGAATTTCAGAAAGATGGTCCATCGCAATCTCTTTAGCGGTTTCTTTATTTTTGGTGTGTTCTAATTCAACTTTAATACCCATATTAAGTTCTTTTTTAACTTTAGAGGGTTTGATATCAAACTTCTTTGCAATATCATCTACTGAAAGATTATCTGCTTTACCACCTTTTATTTTTTGTTCATTAATACTATTTGATGTTGAGGATAGTAAAAGTGCAATATCAACCAAATCTTTAGTATACGTATCGTTTGTTAATTTAGCGCTTAATGGGTCCATTGCTTGGTCGGCGATATTCATTAGATATTTTTCAAATAATTCCATATCATTATTAGCCGCGTCTTTAAGCGGTTTGGCCGAATATCCTTTAATTGGTCTTGTGTTAACCAATTTTTTAGCTTTTAATAATAGTTGCTCTTTATTCATAAATCTCTGGGTGTATTTCACCAAATTTTCTCATTATTTCACCAGCTTTGGCGTTTGCTTCATTTTCTATTGGTGAACCAGCGGCATTATTTGCTGTGTGGTTCTTTTTATCTAGTCGTTTATCTACGTCTTGCTTAAGATGCGTCATTTCATGGGCTATAGACCTCATGACATCAACAATCGCCCTTTCTTTTGCGTATATGTATATTTTTCCTTCAGAATAAGCGGCTGTTGTTGTTAGCCCATCACGGCTATATTGCAAAACAACTTTTGGTTGTTTAATACCCAAATAATCAGACGCAAACTTAAGGAATTTATTAAGAAGGTTGACTTGGTCCTCAGAGTTTTTATCTAATAACCGCTCATTAAGTAATCTTTTTATAATACCTTTCATATCTCATAAATATGGTGATTTAGTAATAACACCCCTTACTGCGATTTATTGTATATAATAGTGGTTGAAGATTACTAATGGTGTTAGCTGCTCTACAAAGCTCCGTTGTATTAGTGTACATTGATTTATTATCAATAAACCATTTAATTGGAATTTTATGGTCTAATTCCCAGACAGTCCCATAATTTTCCCAATTCATTTCTATCGTAAACAATTGCTCGATATGGGTTTTTAATTCCGTTACTGAATAATCAATTGTGTCATTTACTTTAATATTTTTCTTAATATTAATTCCCTTAAATATCCTTCGAACATTACTTCGTATTATTTCAGCTAATCTAAAATTAACATCAGATTTTCGTCGTTCTTTTCGATATTCTTTTTGATACCTTCTGTATTCAGTTATATTTTTTGTCTTGTAGATTTTTTGTTTTTTTAATAATTCCTCTTTATTCTCTTGAAAATAAAGGCTACGACTAAGTTTAGTTGTGGATTGAGCCGAATAACCTATCGATTTATAAATTTCCCTTCTAATTTTTTCACAAGATTTACAAGAGCTTCTTTTTCCCGATTTCTTAGTTTTATCATTATCAAAATTATCTAATAATTTTAATTCTTTACATTTAGTACATTCTTTCATGTATATAAATATATTGAAAATATGATAAACCCCACAAAAAGTGGGGTTATATTTATTCTTCTTCTACTTTAACCGTCTTATCTGATTTGACGACTATTTCGTTTTTGGTTTTATCGAAGATGATTTTTATTGTGTCACCATCTTTAACATTTCCACTTAATATCTCATCGGCGACTGGGTCCTCAACGTATCGTTGAATTGTCCTTGCTAGTGGTCTCGCCCCATACTCTTCATGGTAACCTTCTTTGGCTAAGAATTCAATGGCTGCCTTATTGAGTTTAATCTTATATCCAGCCTCACCAATACGCGCTTCAAGTTTTTCAATCTCATTATGGATGATTTTCTGAATATCCTCCATTTTAAGACTATTGAAAATAATTGATTCGTCGATACGATTTAAGAATTCTGGTTTAAATTTCTTTTTCAGTGCTTTCTCAATAATTGTCTTCGCTCTTTCGTCTTCATTGGCTGAAGTGGCCGATGTTTGAAATCCTACACTGGTACCAAATTGACTAAGTTCTTTAACGCCCACGTTTGATGTAAGGATGATTAATGTGTTTTTAAAATTTACTTTTCTACCCATACCATCTGTTACATGACCTTCATCCATGATTTGAAGTAAGATGTTGAACACGTCTTCGTGTGCTTTTTCAATTTCATCAAATAATACAACAGCGTGTGGTTTTCTTCTGATTTTTTCTGTTAATTGTCCCGCTTGTTCATAACCCACATAACCTGGCGGGGCCCCAATTAATCTTGATACTGTGTGTTTTTCCATAAACTCAGTCATATCAATTCTTACAAGGGCATCTTCATCACCAAATACATGTTCGGCAAGAAGTTTGGCGAGATAAGTTTTACCTACCCCAGTTGGACCTAGGAAAATAAATGAGCCAATGGGTTTGTTTTTATCTTTAATACCTATACGATTTCTTTTGATTGCTTTAACTACCTTAGAAACAGCTTCATCTTGACCAATAACTCTGCCCATTAATTCAGTATCCAAATTCATTAAGCGTTTGCTTTCTTGTGTTGATATCTTAGTAAGTGGGATACCTGTCATCATCGATACAACTTCTGAGATTTGTTCAACGCCGACGGTTGTAACTTTTTTCTCAAGTTTTGCACCCCAGTCTTTTAGTGAGTTTGAAAGTTGTTCATCAATTTTGGCCCCCTCGTCTCTTAGTTTAGCAGCCTCTTCGTATTTTTGTTTGCTAATGACTTCTTTTTTCTTATTAATGATTTCAAGTTTCTTTAGTTCAAGTTCCTTAACAATTTGTGGTTTTTCAAGGCTTACATTTGTTGCAGCGCCAGCTTCATCCATTACGTCAATTGCTTTGTCTGGCATTGAACGTTCCATGATGTATCTATCAGCTAACTTTACACATTCCTCAATTGCTTCATCGGTATAATGAACCTTATGATGTTTTTCATATTTATCTTTGATGTTTCTTAGGATTGTTTTTGTTTCTTCAAGGGTTGGTTCTTCAACAAGAACTTGTTGGAATCTCCTTGTAAGAGCACCATCTTTTTCGATATGCTCACGATATTCATCCAATGTTGTTGCACCAATGATTTGAATTTCTCCACGTGCAAGTGCGGGTTTAAAAATATTTGATGCGTCTAATGACCCAGAAGCATTACCAGCACCAATAATTGTATGTAGTTCATCAATAAAAAGAATAACATCTGGGTTACCCTTACATTCTTCAAGGATAGCTTTCATTCTTTCTTCAAATTGCCCACGATATTTAGTTCCAGCGACAATAGCGGCTAAATCTAAACTGTAAACTTTTTTATTTGAAATTGTTCTTGGTGCGTTACCATCTTTGATTAGTTGGGCCAACCCTTCTACGATGGATGTTTTACCAACACCAGGTTCACCGATGAGTATTGGGTTGTTTTTCTTTCTTCTTGAAAGAATTTGCGAAATGCGTTTAATTTCTTTTTCGCGGCCAACGACAGGGTCAATAGTACCTTTTTCAACAGCTTTAGAGATATCTCTACAGAAATTATCTAATACTGGGGTTTTACTCGAGTCATTTTTCTTTTTCATTCGTTTAAAACGTTCTTCTTCTGGGAATTCGTCGTTAAAATCGTCAATTCTTTCGTTTTTTGTGTTGTCTTCCATAATTATTTGTTTAAAACTGTGATATGTTACACCTAGCTCTGAAAATATTTTAGTTGCTGGTGTTCGGTGTGCTAATATTGCTAACATGAGGTGAACTAAGTTAATCATTTTATCATTCATCAGCTCACATTCTTTATCAAGACTTTTAATGATTTCTTTGCTTTCATCTGAAAATGGCAACCTAACTCGTCTACTTTGTGACACTCTTGGGGTAAAGTCAGTTTTCCTAAGATAGTCACTAATTTTTTCATTTAAGTCAGGGATATCAATTTTTAGTTTTTTAAGAGCATCCACACATTCATTATTATCATTTAAAATTGATATAATAATATGTTCTGGTCTTATTTTAATATCATCAAAATTCTTAGCTTCTTGCATTGCTTTATTAATGATAATCTTAACTTTTGGGTAAATTTCACGATTCATGTTTTCTAATATTACAAATATACGATTTTATTTCTTTATTGTCAACTTGACTATATTGATAAATATTTGTATCTTTGTGTAAATGTAAACATAATGATTGGTTTAATAACATATAGGAAGATTGAAATCCTTCTAAGAACTTACTCTAGTGATAAACCATTCCCGTCATCACAAAAAGTAGAATTTGAAAATGCAAAACTTACTTTAACTGGAGATTTCATGATAATTTCACATTCAGAAACCAAAGAAAATAAAGAAATGGTAACATTGAATGAGATTTTTTCTTTAGATAATGTAATTACATATAGAACAACATTATGATATTAAAAAGAATTGAAAAAGATAATCAAATTAAAGCTTTATACGATTCCACGAATGTATTGGGGTCTGTATATAATACTGAGTCTAGTGACTTAGACCTAATCTTTAAATCTGGACAAAAATATCGATATAAAGGCGTATCAAAAGCTGATTACATGCGATTAGAAATCGCGGAAAGTCAAGGACAAGTGTTTAATACACATATAAAAAAATATGCTTTTGAAAAATTAGAAAAGGTTGACCCGACAAAGATTCTTGTTGAGGCTGATGACCTTAAAGCAAAAGAAGCTAAAGCGCTTTATGATTCCACAAAGGCCGAATTGATTAACAAAATGAAATACGCTTGTTATATTGATGACAATATTCTTTTGGGTAAAAACACTACACCAGAAGTGCACGAATTATTTACAAAAACACTTCAAGATATACAAATATTAATTAACAATTTATTAACCCCAAAAATTAACGAAAATGAATAATATGAACCTTTATGACTACATCTTCTGGTATAATCCATATGAAAATTTATGGTATGCAATTTACAGAGATAGCCAATTAGATTTTTTTAGTGGACATAGAGAAAAATCTAAGTATTATAAATCCAAAGAGCATTCAACTCTTGTAGCAATTTTAATGAAAGACGGATTGGCTGAAACTTTGGCTAATAGCAAACCAATAAAATCTAAAAAATTAAAAAAATAAAAATGAACCTTGATATTACTATAGTTAATTGGGTTCAAAATGAATGTGATGAGCAACCAATAGGTGTGGTGGTTAAACTGAATAATGGTAAGAATAAATTCTTAACCACTGAAGAGTATAATAACCTTTTAAAAAGTACACATGATGGGAAATAAATTGGACCTAAATTATAGGAATCTTCTAACAGATATTTTAGAAAACGGTGTACCCAAAAAAACAAGGAATGGTGAAACATTAACTGTATTTAGTAGGGAAATCCGTCATAATATGAGGGACGGTTTTCCGCTACTTACAACCAAAAAAATGTATTGGAAGGGTATTGTAACCGAACTTCTTTGGTTTTTACGCGGCGATACAAATATCAAATACCTTGTTGATAATGGGTGTCATATCTGGGATGGAGACGCTTACCAAAATTATAGAAAAAAAGGGGTACACTTTATGGGTAAAGAAGAGTTTATCAATAAAATAAAAACAGACAATGACTTTGCTAAAAAGTGGGGCGACCTAGGCCCCGTGTATGGGGCTGGTTGGCGTAATTGGAATGGTAAATCTGATGATGAGCTTTATGAAGATTATTTGAAAAAAGTTAAAGATAAGTAGTATTTTTCCATTTATTACCATATTTATGTATAGTAAACAATGGTAATTATGGACTACAAAAAAATACATGACAACCTTATTGAGAGAGCAAAAAACAGAAAGTTAGAAGGATATGTTGAAAAACATCACATTATACCAAAATGTATGAATGGAACTAATAAACCAAATAATTTAGTGGATTTAACTGCGAGAGAACATTTTTTAATTCATTGGTTATTACATGAAATGTATCCAGAAAATAGTGATTTAAGGTACGCCTTTTGGTCAATGTGCCGTAATTCAGATAATCAACAAAGATATAAACCATCTTCAAGGGTATATGAATATGCTAAACATAAAATGTTAGAAATATGGCAAAAGTTCAAACCATCGGAATCACAGATAAACGCTAGTAGAGAAAAGATAAAGGGTTCTAAATGGTATCATAAACCTGACGGAACAAATCTACGAGCATTCCCCAATGACCCGAAAATTGTTGAGGGGGGATGGTTAAAAGGTAGATTCAATGGTTCAAAAATATCAAATAAAGCAAACACCGATAAGTTAAAAAAATATGAAGGAAAAAAACTACCTTCAACATCAAACAAGAGATGTTCAATAGATGGTGTTGTATTTGAATCCGCTAAAGCGGCTGCGGACTTTCTTAATATGAATGAATTTTCTGTTAGATGGATATTACAAGGTAGAGGTCGGTCAGAGAAACATAAAGAAAAATATAAAAATTGGTTTTATATAAATTGAGTATATGATAGACAGTAAGTATGATTGTAATGGACCAGAATTTATTAAACCCGACAAGAAATGGGAAGGTATTGTTAAATTAGGTGTAGTTGACGGAGTTGATATATTTTATGACTCATATCATCCTGACCAGATTTTAACTGTGGAATTAAATAAAAATAAAACTGAAATGATATATATTATAAGTCCTTATGATGATATTACAATTTTTGAGGGTATAAAAAAGAACTTAATCATTTCTGGAAAACCAACAACATTAGAAAGAAAAATAAAGTTATGAAATATAAACACGAAGACGGGACCCCATTTACAAAAGAAGAGTTTTTACAAAAATTGAAAACAGACAAAGAATTTAATAATGTGTTCGGTAATAAAGGTATTGACCAAATCGCAACCCTAATCTCCGAACTCAAAACAAATCCAGACAGCCGTAGATTAATTGTTAATGCTTGGAATGTAGGTGAATTAGACCAAATGGTTCTCCCGCCTTGTCATTATGGATTTCAAGTTTATACGAGAGAGTTAAGTGATGAGGAAAGATTAGCTTGGATGAAAAGTAACAAATTTAATGTAGTTTTACCAATGAGAGACCCTAATATTGAGTTCAGCATGGATGAGTGGTTTAAATCATATGGTGTTCCTAAACGAGCAATTTCACTTAAATGGAACCAACGCAGTGTTGATACTTTTCTTGGTTTGCCATTTAACATTGCTAGTTATGGTTTACTCCTTTGTATAATAGGTGAAATCGTTAACATGGTCCCTGAAGAACTAATAGGTAGTTTAGGCGATGTACATTTATATAAGAATCATACTGACCAAGCTAAAGAGCAAATTGGTCGCTCATTAACCTTTAAAGAAAGAAGGGTACTAGCCGATGAGTATGCACTTAAGAATAATAAAATTCCGTTATCTTTAGGTGCTTTTGGGGATAAATTCGTTCCACCTAGTTATGTGGACGTAATAGATAATAGTGGATGGAATATACCTACGCACACAAAAGAACCATATCAATTACCAACATTAGTAATCAATTCAGAATTCTGGGAACCAGGTACTGAAGATGGTTGTGGAATGGGTGCTGGTACGTATTCACCTAATATCGATTCGTTAATTAAATCAATGGAGATTGGTGATTTTCAAATTGAAAACTATCAATCACATCCACCAATCAAAGCCGACCTTTCAAACTAAACTATGTCAGAAGAAATCAAATCGTTGGATGAGGTCGAAGACCAAAATCTTCCAAGTAAGATTGTTACATCTCAAGAATTCAAAGATTCATTAACAAAAAGTATTGTAGACGCTACATGGGGTAAGGGGTTACCAATGGTTTACATAAATAGAGACGGATGGATAGTAAAACACTGGGAAGATGGGACAATAAAAAGAATAAAAAAAATCAAAATATAAGACTCTTCTGCTTGACAATTTCGGTAATTCTTCGTATATTAGTAAAAAATAAAACACAATAATATGAGAGTTACAGGAACTAAAAAAAATCCAAATTTAACATCAACTACTGAACCACAAATAGCTGTTGTTACTACAATTAACGGGGTTAAACCTCGAATCCACAATGTATTTATCGTAGACGCTTCTGGTAGTATGGCGGGTAGCAAATACCAGAACGCAATCAGTGGTGTGAACGAATTGCTTAAAAGTATTACTACAGATGTCGACACTGAAAATAATGTTATGATTGTTGAGTTTGAAGGTCGTAACATTACGACAAGGCTTGACTTAGGTCAATCAATTCCAAAACTTTATGAAGGAATGGGGACTGATGGAATGACACCACTTAACCAAGCTATCGGTCAAACACTTGAATACGTTGAGAAAAAACGTAAGAACGATTATGATGTAAATGATAAAGTTTTGGTTAATATATTTACTGATGGTGGTGAAAACTCATCTAGTGGAAAATATAGAGACCCCAAGAAATTAAGCGAATACATCAAGATACTTGAAGATAAAGGTTTCACAATTACTTTCATCGGTACACAAGCGGAAGTTAATTATGCTGTTCAGACACTTTCAATGAATTCCACAAATACACTTGTACATACAAATACAGCTGCTAGTGTTAAATCATCTTTTGATAAAACGCTAAGGGCTAGGTCCGCATATTCAAAATCAGTTGCTAGGGGTGAAGACGTTAAAGCACAATTCTATACTAAAACATTAGACTAAAAATCACAATTATATATGAACACACAAACAGAAGTAGTAAAAAAACCAATTAATCTTAATGAGATTGAAACAGGTGACGTATTTAGCGAAGAGAGCCATTACGTCTATTTAGGCCAAGAAAATGGTAAACGTCAATTCAAGCATCTTGAATCTGGTCAAAAAGTAAATTTAGACGACAGGTATGTCGCTGAATTATTACAAACCGCTGACCAATATACTGAAGAGGTTGAAGTTGGGGTTGAAGATAAGCATTGGACGCAAAAGCAAATTGACGAAGCTAAGAAGAAAGGTCTTCTTGAAATCGACTCTACCGTTAGAGAAGGTGACGTTAAATTAAAAGGTATTAGAAGCCTTTGGACAGATATTCACTCAACCCAAGTGTTTTCTGTATGCTTTAACAAAAAGGGTAAAGAATTAACTAAGAAGGCTTATAATGCCGCTAAAGAAGCACAAATAGCACATGCGCTGACTAACATTAGTTCTGGTAAAGTAACGCTAGAAGAAGCCTTTAAAGAAATTCAAGAGAACCCAATTTTCTCAACTGAAAAGGGTGAGGAAAGAGTTTTAAGGGGTTATAAGGTACAGTTTTCATCAGCTAACGGTTTTTATGACGTTATTGATATGGACATCGAAGATGATGGAAAGGGTTCAAACCTAAGAAAGGTAAACATCAACGAAATCAACTGGTTAGTTGTTAGGGGTGTTAAATATATTGTTGCCTAAACCATAAGAATAAAAAAGAAAGAGCACCGAAAATCGGTGCTTTTTTCGTTTATTTTGATATTTATAATCAAAATCATTCTATGCCTTTATTAAACGACATACATTCAATTATAGTTTCAGCTAGTTCAGCTAACTTTAGTGCACACACATATACAGAAGTATATGCTGGTTCAAACGCAACCGTAACAATTAATGGTGTTAGCGTAACAATGAGCGCTGGCTCATCAATTAAAATCAAGGTATCAAGTATTAGCAGTACTTCAGGTGTTTATTTACTTGGTGAAAAAATAAATAATCAGATTGAAGGACCAATTTTTATGTAAAACTAAGATATTTATTATAAAATCAAAGATTTATGAAAGAAAGAATAAGCCCAATTGGCCTTAAAGGTAACGAAATAAATGAGCGTATGAAAGAATTAATGGGTATTACACTTATTAATGAAAATTTAGTTCGTTCTTCTGTCGAATTAACCAAAATGGGTCCTGATGGTAATATTTATGGTGTTGTTAGAGAAAACCATGAATATTATATTAAAATTGCTACAAAAAAAGAAGGTAAACTTCTCGCCGAAGATTTCTCATATATCGGTGGATTAAAAAATAAAAGACAAGAAGTATATCCAACATATGCTAAAGCAATCAAACAATTAAACCTTAAGTTTAATAGCCTTAATGAGGCATACGAAAAATCTGGACAAATCAATGTATTTGAAACAGACGGGTTTGGTTTGGATGAAATAGCTTTAGATGAGATGGATTGTGATGTTGATTCTCTTGATATACAAGAAGAAGAACTTAATCCAGAAATGCAAGCTATTGATGATATGATGTTTGAAAAGGAAGCTGTTAAAGAAAAACCAGTTGAACCAAAACTATCAATAGATAGAGCTATTAATGAAATGGATGAAATCATTGATAGTGTTGTTAAACCAAAAAAAAAAGTCTATACACTGAAATAAGTGAAGAAACAAAGTTTAAGTTGAAGCTTGGGGCTAAATCAGCCCCAGCCTCAGCTGATATACCTACCGATTCAGCTCAAACAGATTTAGCTGATACACCCCAAGATAATTTATTTGGTGCCGAAGATGGTACCGATGTTAACACAGCACAAGCTCCGTCAAATGATAAACCATTTGATGACGAGCCTTTTGATGCTGGGGTTGAAGCTGATGAGGATTCAGACCCTAAAAAATATATTGAACAACTTACAGGTAAATTAGGCCAATCTTTAAGAAAGTATGAGGATGGGCAAGGTAGCCCAGATTTTGAGTTGGAGAAGTTTGCTATTAATTCTTTATTATCAGCAACACATACAGCTGAAATGAATCCAGAAGACCAAAAAGATATTATTAAAAAGGTTAAATCTTCTGGTCAAGGTGATGAAGATGCTGAAATGGCAGTTGATTCGGAAGAAACTCCAGAGGAAACACCAAAAATGCCAGAGGAAAATCCAGAAGTACCTGAGGAAACACCAGATGAAGATTCAAATAATCTTTTTGAGATTGCTGATTTAAATGAAATGTCACTAAATGATTGGAAGGCTAAATCGTTGATTAAACTTTACACTGATGGTGATGAAAATGTTAAACGTATTTTAACTAGAATGGTTTCATTTAGTGATAGTGTTAATGAAACCGAATTTATTAAAGACTTGAAAGAAGACCACGACAATGAGGATATTGAATACATAATAGATTCATTAGAAAAATTAGGTGTTCAATTACCAGATGTTGATACTGATGTAAGGGAGAGTAATATTTTTCTTAACAATCCACCAAAAAATAATATGTTTCAAGAAGGGTCAAATGATATCCTTGATGAAATGAAACCTTGTTGGAAAGGATATAAACAAGTTGGGATGAAAAATAAAAATGGTAAGGAAGTTCCTAATTGTGTCCCAGTAGATGAAAATATTATAATTGAAAAAAATATTATTGTAGAAAGGTTACATAAAATGGCTAATGGGTTGAATTTATCAGAAAATAATAGTATATTTGTTCAAAATGAAGATATGCTACAACCTGTAACAAAACCTGTGACTAAACCACAGACAAAGCCAACAACACCAGACCAACCTAAACCCTCAAGAAAAAATAAACCATTCTTACCTGAAATTGCACCTGGGATAAAAACACAACCAAAAATGAATGAAGGTGTTTGGAATAATATTATGAAAGGTGTTAGAAAGGGGGAAACACCATTTAGTGTCATAGCGATTGAACCAACATGGGGTGATAGTGGTAGGAAATATAAGGTTATTGACCAAGATATCAATATCAAAATTCCAGATTTAATTCCAGCCGCATATGAGGCGATGAAAAGAAAACATCCTAACGCTGTTATTTCAATCGAAGATGGTGGTGGTCAAATTGTTTGGACAAGTAAACAATAAAATATGAATGACAAGCTATATTTAATATATGTAAATCAAGTTGGAAAGGATTATAAGGGAAATTATATTTACGAATTTCTTTTTTCCAATACAACAAAAAATATCGACGGTGAGAACTGGGATACATTTCCAGCTTCTGGTAGACCAGAACCACCACATGAAAATTTTATAATGCGTGTTGGTAAATTGGAATCAGAGCTTAGATTAGATGTAGTACAAGGTAGTGATACATTTGCTGTTTGGGATGCCATTGATGGGGTGATAGCCCTCGCTTGGGAGAATATAAATGCTTATGATTCTTACCCAGATTATAGGTTATGTTTTAAGTTTGGTGAGACATTTGAAGAGGTTGAGGCTAAACTATATGAAAAAGACCTAACATTCGTTAACAATACAAAACACTATGAAAAAGAAAAATAAAATAAAAGAAGGTGCGTTGGATGTTGGTATTCAAAGTTATCAGACAAGTGATAACTCCACATCTAGTACCAATCAGCCAATATCTAAAACTACTTCTAAATCAACTTCTAAATCAACGTCTGGGTTTAAGAAAAACGCACGTGTTTTTACAAACCCACAAAATTTAAAAAAGACTTTAGATGATTTAAAAGACAAAGAGGTTGATGTTGTTGTAACTAATGAGAGTGAAACAACTGAACCAAAAACATTAGAATATGTTTCTGAAATTGTTGATGAGGGTACAGGTGAACACTCAAAGCCCTTTACTATCAACGGTAAAAATTATCAAATGGTTAGAGCTATTGGCCCAGATAAAAAGGTTACAATGGGTGTATATGCTTTTGATGAACAAGATGAGTCTGGTAATTGTAAAATATATGAGGTTGATGAATTTGAAAACATCGCGAAGTCTGCAATTAATGAGTTAGGTGTTCAGGAACCTGAGGGACGAGAAGCGGTGACACTTAATCCAATACCAGAAGAAAAGAAAACAAAAGAACCAAAAAAAGAAAAAAAAGAAAACCCAAGTTTTGAGGGGTTTAAGCATTTTATTGTAAATGAGAAATTGGGTAAAGTTAGAAAATTTAAAACCATTCAAGAATTAGCCAAAGCTCAGATGACAGAAGAAGAAACGTATATGGGGATTAAAGAATTTAAAAACTTTATTGATTCCGCATTATTTGGAAGGCGTAAAACAAAAGAAATAACAGATGAGCAAGAAGTTACACCTACAAATGTTATTAGTAGCGTAGAAAAAGCCATGGAATTAATTAAAACAAAATTAACCCCATCAATTATTGATAGGGTTAAACAAAACCCTGTTGCACAAGAGCAGATGATTATAGCTTTTTCAAAAGAGATAGGTGTACCTGCGAGTCGATTATCTCAATTAATAAATGGTATTAAAGCATTAGCACAAGAGATTAAACAAACTCAAAACCCAGCAACTGGTCAACAAACGGTAACTGAGAGAAGAATAATAAAGGTAAAAGACTTAAAATAATATGACAGACTTTAAAAAATTAGCTGAAATAGCTTTAGCAAGAGCAACCACAAAAAAACTTTTGAATGAGTCTATTGTTTATCCTGAAGGAGTAACTGAAAGGATGCATCCAAAATTAGAACAAGAATTAGCAATGCGAAAGCATTCTTTAGGTAATCACCCAGCGTTTCCAGATGAAGATGAATATACATTTGAACAAAAAATATTGGGTAAAAGATTTGACGAAGTTCAAAAAAGATACAAACGAGCTTTTGATGTTGATAAAATTGATTCTAAAAAAGTAATTGGTGATATGATGACATTGGTTTATGAAGCTATGTCGTTAGAATCTAAACACAAAAAAGAACTCGAAGAATTAGCCGTTAAAATGATTAGAGAAGAGTATGATATGGGTGATGATGTTGTTGAAATTATTGCTGAATTAACACCTGAAATTGTATTAAAAGGTGCACAAAGGAATCCAAAACCAATGTCTGTTGAGGGAATTGAGTTTGATAGGCACGATGATTATGTTAATGCTAATGAAGAGGTTTATAAACGTAGATTTTTAAATGCTATGACTCAAGGTGCTGCGAAAAAGTGTAATCATATGTTTCATATGGTTGATGAGGATTTGGTTAACATGGACCCAAGACTTCCAAATAAATATCATAAAATGATGTCAGCCGCTGACTATATGTATTATGTTGTTCCAAACATTGATGAAGGTAAAAACAGTGTTACTGGTGGGATGGTTGAGGTAGAGTATCCGTCAAAGAAAAATCCAAAGGCTAAGATACATGCTCAAGCTATGGTGTTCCCAGTATTGGTTCATGAAATTGTTAAGGGTGTAATGGAATTGCTTTCTGCTAATGGTTTACCCAAAGATAAAAAACTAACTGAGTACGTTACAAATAAAGCTGATTTCGTTGCAGCTGAACCTTGGGATATGAGAATCGGACCAGCCATCTGGGAAAGATTTACTGATGCTATTGATTCAGATGATTTTAATTTAAAACATCATGTTTATTCAGAATTAGCGGCCTTACCAGCTAAAGAGTTTCACGCACAAATGAAAGAAATAATGGCGGGAACAAAAGAAGGTAAAAAAATTATAAAGAATATTATTGAATCTGTCAAACAAGAGATTCAACAAGAAGAATATCATACAGCATTGGATGAATTGGGTATTGGTGAAGAGGACGGGGGTTATGACACCGATGTCGAAGATTTTTTATAAGTAAAGCGCTCGTTGAGCGCTTTTTTTATATTTTCAATAAATAAAAATATTAATTGATTAGCTTAATATATTTATTATAAAAAGGATTATGACTCACACCAAAGTGTTATTTATTTTAAAGAAAAAAAAGCTATATGATACCCCATACGATGGAAGGGCAATTCATTCGGGATTATTCAATAGTGCGTTATTTGTTAACGACATGCTAAATAGTATTGGTATAGAGTCTAATTTGGTTCAAGTGAATGATAATAACGATATCGATAGAGAGGTTACAAAATATAAACCAACACATGTTATCATTGAGGCAATATGGGTTATCCCTTCAAAATTTGAGATATTACATAAATTACACCCAAATGTTAAGTGGATTATAAGATTACATTCTGAAATGCCGTTTATTTCAAACGAGGGACACGCAATTGAGTGGGCTTTCAATTATGATAAAATGGCGAATGATTATAATATAACACTTGCACCAAATACCGTTAAAATGTATGGTGACTTAAAAAAAGTTGGTATTAAAAATTTAGTGTGTCTCCCAAATTATTACCCTGTTGTAGAAAATAAACGTAGAATATTAATTAAAGACCATATTGATATTGGTTGTTTTGGTGCAATTAGACCAATGAAAAATCAATTAATACAAGCTGTTGCCGCAATAAATTTTGGTAATGAGATTAATAGGACAATTTATTTTCATATAAACTCTGAGCGTATTGAAAAGGGGGATACAGCTCTTAAAAATATAAGGGCATTATTTGATAATCAAAACCGTCATAAGCTAGTAGAACACAAGTGGTATACACACCAAGAATTTAAAGCACTTATATCAAGAATGGATTTAGGGTTACAAGTTTCGTTTAATGAAACATTCAATATTGTTGCCGCTGATATGGTGTCTGAGGGCGTACCAGTTATTGGTTCTGATGAAATTATTTGGTTAAATTCTTTGTATAAAGCTAAGACAACATCATCTGACGATATTACCAAAAAATTAAAACGGGCCTATTTTTTAGACATATTTAATTTTCAAGTTTTAAATATATGGGGGTTATCTAAAACCAGTAAAAAAGCGATTTGTAATTGGCGTAAATACTTCCAGCATTGGTAAAATAGCCTTTTTTCTAGTTATTAACATATTTATAGTGATGAATATGTTAACAAGACACGAAATGTTGATTGAGTATGGTAGGTGTTTAGAAAGTCCAATCTACGCGATTGAGACGTACCTAGAAACGTTTGATAAAACCCAAGAAGGGTTTGTACCTTTTAAATTATTCCCAAGACAAAAAGAAGTAGTGTTATCCTATAAAAAAAATAGGTTTAACCTTGTAACTAAACCTAGACAGGCGGGTATATCTACAACCACAGCCGCATTTCTTTCCATACGGGTTGGGTTTGCCGATGTAGATAACCCAGAGGCGGTACTAATCGTTGCCAACAAGCAAGAACTAGCTTTCGAATTCCTCGCAAAAATAAAAAATTTCCTTTCTCAATTACCAAGATGGATTTGGGGTCCTGAATATTATGGGACAACCAAAAAGGAAGAAAAAAGTATTTTTATTGTTGATTCCAAAAAAGAAATAAGATTACCTAATGGTAGTCGTGTTAAAGCGGTTGCAACATCAACAGATGCTTTAAGGGGTTTCACCCCTACATATCTTGTAATGGATGAGGCGGCATATATACTTGATGGTGCTGAGGTTTTTGGTGCTGCGCTAACTGCATTGGGTACTGGTGGTAAAGCAATCTTGATATCTACACCAAATGGTATGGATAAGCTTTATTACGAAACATACCGACAATCTAAAAGTCGTGAGAATAATTTCAACATTGTTGAAATGAAATGGTATGAGGACCTTCGTTATAATAAGGATTTAAGGTGGGTTAAAGATGATGTTGTTATTGAAGAAACCGAATTTACATTTGATTCATATAAACGAATGGTTGATGATGGGTATAAACCTACATCCTCTTGGTATGAAGAGATGTGTCGTGGTATGAACAATGATGCAAGGATGATAGCACAAGAATTAGATGTATCATTTATTGGTTCAGGTGGTAATGTTATTTCTGAAGAAGATATTGCATTACATGAAAAAGAAAATGTTCGTGAACCAAAATATACCGCTGGTGAAGGGGGAAAAATTTGGATTTGGGAAGAACCGCAAGAAGGTCATCAATATATTGCTGGTGTTGACGTTTCAAGAGGTGATGGTGAGGATTCATCAACAATTGTAATTTTGGATTTTACAACCATGGAACAAGTTATGGAGTATCAAGGTAAAATTCAACCAGACCTTTTAGCACAATTGGTTGAGGAGTATTGTGAATTATACAAAGCTTTTACCGTTATTGATATCACAGGTGGTATGGGCGTTTCTACAGTATTAAAGCTTCTTGAATTTGATTATAAACGTTTGTATTATGAAACACCAAATAATAAAATTCTTTCAAGTAAACAAAAACAAATGGAGCAATATAAGAAAGACAATAAGGTACCTGGCCTTCAAGTCGGTAGTATACGTCTAGCTATGATTGCAAATTTTGAAGAGAAGGTTAGAATGAATTTGGTTAAAATTAGGTCTGTAAGATTAACATCAGAAATGAAAACATTTGTTTATAAGAATGGTAGACCTGACCATATGGACGGATATCATGATGATTTAATATTTGCATTGGCAATGTGTTTATGGGTTCTCGAACATTCGTTTAAAAAACTGGAGAAACTCGAGCGTCAAACAAAAGCTATGCTAAATGGTTGGATGGCCGCGGCGCCTTCAGCACAACCAGAGGTTCCACGTGGAAACGGATTTGTTTCACAAGAAAATAGACATAAGGCTGTAACAACACCGCCAAAATTTAGTCCTATTGTATCAAAAAATATGCAAGACCCAACGGGGCAATATATGTGGTTGTTTAGCGGAACAAAATAAAAACTAATATTTATGAGAGTACAAAGAAGAGGTTGTTTTACAAGAAAAACTTACGATAATTATTTATATACTTGGTGTCCAGAGAAAAATTTCAATAAAAACACTGGGTCTAATAATATTACAAATAAAAAATCACAAAAATTTTGTAATGCTACAGCAAATTCAAATGGCGAGGACTGGAATTGTACCTATGTATATAATCTAGTTGTAGATGTTGCCCAATCAAAAAGATTGGCATACGTAGCATGTGACTACGTAAAATAGTGTTTATTTTACAAATTAAACTAGTATCTTTTTAAAAAAAAAAGTATGGCAAAACAAAATTTAACAATTTTCCAAAAACTGGGTATGATTTTAGGCCCAGAAGGTGTTAAAACAAAGATTGAAGAACCGCAACAACAAGTCCCTAGATATAAGGCTGGTAAGGAAGTCCTTTTAAAAACTCAAGATAAAAAAGAATTTGAAATGGCAAAGCTCCAAGCCCAACAAAATAAGTATTTGGGTTCTATGTGGAGAAAGGTTGAGCAAGGACTATTTCAACAAGCGGTTAATTATGAAACAACTAGAATTGGGTCATATTCTGATTTTGAGGCTATGGAATTCTACCCAGAAATTGCAGCAGCATTAGATATAATGATGGAAGAGTCAACAACATTAAATTCAAACGGTAGGATGATTAATGTTTATTCTGATTCAAAAAGGGTGAAAACCATAATTGAAGACCTATTATTCAATCGATTAGATATTCATACTTCACTCCCGATGTGGACAAGAAATACGGTAAAATATGGTGATAATTTTGTATATCTTAATATTGATGATAAGAATGGAATTATTGGGGCTAAACAAATGCCTAACTATGAAATGGAAAGACGTGATGGTGGGTTATTTGATATGTTGGCACAGAAATCGGATGATGATAA